TCACAATTATTTTGAATCCATAAAGCTACTTGCAAATTAGATATACCAGCTATTTCAAAATCTACTGCCTGACCTTTTGCGTGTTGTGATGTTGCTTTACTTCCTATTGCTTCACAAAGTTCAGGGCTTCTATAACCTGAAGTAATAATGACAGGTTTATCAAATTTAATTCTTACAGGCTCTAATACTTCATAACAAAGATCAGTTAAGTTTTTTATTTCTCCTGACCCAGCTTTATTAGATATACCTTTTCTAACTGCTGTTTGAGATTTTTCCATCTCAGATAAAGTAAAATGTTTGGATAGTTGCATTAAAGTTAGTCTTTTGGATTATCTGATTTAATACCAGCAATCCTAGTTTTCCAAGCTTCTATATCATGATAAATTTCATCTAATTGATCGTTCCATGAGCCATAAGCTTCTCGTCTTGTTGCATCTACAGTAGCATTATTTTCAGCAGTATTACCAGCAGTTTCATAACTGTCTAATTGTGCTGAACTAGGCTGTGCAATTTCAAGATTCCATTCTTTAATATATGGATTAGAAACACCATCAACCATATCGTCTTGCAACATGACATCACTTGTAAAATCTACATTACCTACACCATTAGCTTCACAGTAGAGTTTTATTTTTGTACTTAGTTGTGCCATAGTTTTTCTCCTTCCTTAATTTTATGTTGTGCTTAATAAAAATGCTCCAAAAACTTTTTTACCAAATTGTGCATTTGCATCTGTTCCACTATGAACAAATAATCTTCCATAAACTTCTAAATAATCACTAGAGCCATTAAAAGTTATAATTCCCATAGTGTGATGTGTGGTTGCAGTTGCACCTGTTGATGTTGTTGTATTACCCACCATAACATTTGAAAAAAATCTACTGTTTTGAGCAGAGCCATTAAAATAAAATTTTAAATCACTATCTCGATCATTGTTATAAGATGCTGGGTCAGTTGTGGCTCTTGCATAACAAAAATACTTTCCAGCTACTTGCGGTGTAAAACGATCTGATGCAAAATCAGAATTACTATCATGTGCTTCAGTACCAAATGTTAGTTTAGTTGTTGTATTATGATTTGTTTGTTGCAATCCTGATGTGTAAGCTTCAAAATAAGGTTTATTTGATTCTCCAGCACCACTTACTGTACCTGAAAATGCAAATGTATCTGCTAAATTTAATCCCTCTGCTTGTAATTTTATTAATGGCATAATTTTATGTATCTCCTAATCTGATAAATTGAACATAAGTTTGTGCTTCAGAACTTGTACCTCTTAATGAAAAACTACTTGGTGCATAATGAGAAAATTTAACTTTGTGAGTAGATGTATCTGTAACATCAAAAAAAGTAGAAACATTATGAATTGAATAACCATTTTGATGAGTCAAGTCTGAAAATGCGTTATTATTATAACTACTGTTATTTGTTGTAGTTTGTATATAGCTTGTTATGTAGCTAATATCTCCGTTTTGTTGAACATAACCAACATATTTTATTGAATAAATGCCTGTTAAAGGAAAAGTCCAAATACCTGAACTAACTGTCATAGCAGAGCCTAGATAAACTTCTTGTTGCCATGAAGAAACTACTGTTGTAGAATTTGCACCTATAGTTTGATTTGTTGAAGTGTGCCACATATCAGCACAAGTTATTCCACCAGCATCGCCAAAAGATAATTGTCCAACTCCTGTTGCACCTGATCCTGATACAGAAGCAACTTTTAAAACTTTATCTGCTGTGACGTTTCCTGTTGGGAAAGTTAAAGTGTATGATTGTCCTGCAGAGTGAGGTGGGGATGCAAGTTTAATACCATGTGAATTTGCTCTGCAATTTAATTGTAAAGTTCCATCAGTAGTACCATCGCCTTTAATTTGTAGTCCAGCAGATGATGATGTTGATACAAAATTTGTTTTAGCATTTGTGACAGTAGAGTCTGATGGTGTACCAATATCAAGTACATTTCCATATACCATAATGAAGTCAATGCTATCTGATGATGATAAAGTTCCTGATGATGGTAAAAAAGTTATTGTTGAGCCTGATACTGAGAAAGATGATAGAGGTGCTTGAATTACACCATTTAAAGATACTAGCATATGATTTGCAGACTCAGGTGTAAATGCAACAGAATCTAAAGTTAAATTATATGTGTTTGTTGAAGATGTACTTATCGCATCTAGTTTAACAAAGTTTCCTACTGCTGGTGTTTTTCCTATATAAGACATGGTTTAAAAATTTTTTACTCCTTTGGGTACTTATCTTTGATTGCTTGTCGTTTGGCTTGTAAATCTGTTAATGTATCGCCACCATCAATTAATGCGTGGATTACTTCATCTAACATTGGATATTCTGCTTGTCTTTTTCTTTTATAATTTTCATTGTTATATTCGTTTTCTACTTCAACCATTTTTGCTTCAATATCTGCTTTTGCAATAGGTGTTGTATCTTCCCATTCAATAGTATCTAAATCATTATCTCTAATTACAAATTTTGCATTAGGATTTATTAATTTAATTGCTTTTATTTGTTTTTCTATAAGTTCCATTATGCTCCTATTTCATACACTTCTAAAGCTGAATAACCATCGTATTGATTAAACGTTGAGCCTGTTTGAGTATCTTGATTTTTTACTTGTACTTTATAAGTTCTTGCTGATGTACTTCCAGCAGTTTCAGAATAAGTAAATCCAAGAGGTGCATTGATAAGGGCAGAAACACCACCATAACCTGAATAGATATTAAATTCTTGACCAAAAATAGAGCCATCTTTTAAAACTTTATAATTCATTAATCCATGATAACCACCATGATTTCCACTAACATAACAATTAACAAGTGCTTTTACTACTAAAGTTGAATCTGATGCAGTTGGTGTAAATGCAATTTCTAAACCTGTATCTGTCCAACTTGTGTTTGTTAAACTTATTTGTGTTGTTTCAAAATCGTTTGCATATTTTAAAAGTTTTCCAGCACTTACTCCTGTTAAATTAGCACCTGATATAGCTGGTAAAGTTCCTGTTAAATCTGATGCGTCAAGATTTGTTAAGTTGCTTCCATTCAAAGCTGGGAAAGTTCCTGATGTAATTTTTGTTGCTGGTAAATCAGGAATATCAGTAGCAGTTAAAGGTAAAGGTGTTGGTGCTTGTCCAATGTAAGCCATGCTTTACTCCTATGTGATTTCTAATATTGATAATGTTGCATCTATTTTAGCTGATACTGAACAATCTATTTTTAATATATCAGTTGTTTGAAGAACAACTTTACCACCTGTTAAAAGTTCTAAAGATGACCCAGCAGGAATAATGACATCTTTAACTAATAAAACTGTTTCGTTTGTTTCTGTATCTGATGTGTCTGATACTAATTGAACATCTGCTGTGACAGAGGTTGTGTGGATATTACAAAGTGTTAATCCAATAACTACTGTAGTTGTAGATGATGGAACTGTGTAAAGAGTAAGTGGAGTTCCAGCCGAAGATGGCATCGCACCATTCGTTTTAACCTTAAAAGTATTTGCCATCTGTTTCTCCTTATCCTAAAGCTATCGCTAGTGGCAAAGCATTTGGGTCTGTTTCAGATATAGTACCTGTGACCGACATTGTGCTAGTGATTGCGTTGCTTGTTGTATTAATACTAAATAATTCTATGTTATCTGAGCCATCATTTATCTTTACTTTTAAAAATCCTGATGTTCCTGAATCTACCCAAATCGTGCCTGTGGCTACTGATGATGGTGCTGAACTTCCTACATGAGAAGTGTTTAAAGCACCTAATATATTATTAAGTTCAGTTCTAAAACTTGCAAAACCTTGATTGGCTAAAACTACATCTGATACTTGACTCATGTTAATCCTTATATTTTAAAATGGTTATGATTTCAACCCATATCCAAACACTTGATAATCAAATGTTCGGCTTATTCCTGTATTACTACTATTATAAAACCTTATTGTAAAGCCTGTTTTAGATTTACTTGTGATCTGATAATAGTCTCCTGTTTGCAATCCTTGTGCTGAAATACCAATACTCGGAGTTGCGTAAAAAGAATTTGTAAATGTAATTGCTTGACCTGAAGCTGATGCAACAACATCTTCTCCTGACTCAGTTCTTACTTCAAAATTTACCTTGTATTGTAGAGTATGAACTTTTGCTCTAACCTTATTATTATCGCTGGTTATCTTACATCTAAATTTAAAATATCTACCTTTTATTGTGCTTTGCTGTGATATTTTTTGAAAACTTGTAATACTTGCTAAACTTGTGTCACTTGCTCCTACCTGTATCTCTGCTCCAGCCTGTACTTCAGGGCTACCATCAAAAGGTGCTTTAGCATCTTCAAATAAACTTGCACCTCTACCTGAGTCAAATAAATCGTACTCATCTTCTGATGTCATTCCAATAATAACACCTAAATTTACATCATAAACTGCATCTAAACTTATGGTATTAGCAAATGTATAAAAACCTGATGATTGTATATTTGAATTAAAGTTTGTTGGATTAGAAGTAGAGTCTGTTCCCCCAAGATCAAATACTCCCTCTGCTGATTCTATATTACCAACACCACTATCAAACTGTGTAATAGTATCTAATATTAATACTTTTCTACCAACATTATCTTCTGATAATGCAACATTACTATCTCTTGTTCCTAAAAAATCTGCCATTATTCACTCACAGTTAATATGTTTTTAAATTGTTGTAATCCTGAAATATTAGTAGTCACAATAGAAGCTTCTGCACTTGCATTTCCTAGTTTATCAACAGCTTTTATTAAGAAACTACCTGTTTGTGCATTTACTACTAAAGAGTTTGATTTTCTTCTTACTACTTTTGCAAGTGGTGTACTATCATTCCATGTAGCACCACTTTGAACATCTTGGTATCTTACTTCGTACCATGAAATATCTAAGTCTGTGACAGGTGTCCAAGATAACTCCATTTGATTTGAGCCTACCATTGATACAGACAAATCATTAACATCATTTGGTATCTCTGTTGCTCCAACTATTTTTCTTTGTGCTGAAACATAAGTGCTGGAAATTCCGAAACTGTTGATTGCCTTAACCCTTACGTCATATGTAGCATCATCTACAGCATTAAGTAATTCATGCCTTAACTGTGTACCATTTGATATAATTTTAAAATTAGACTCTGTAGTTTGTTTTGTTTCTACTTGATAATATTGAACAAATTTATCTGTGCTTGGTGTAATTACAATGTTCATTCTAGTTAATACAACACCATCAGCATATTCAATCATTTCATCTGAAAGTGTTAGACCTGCTGGTGGTTGAATAGAAAAAGGATTTGGTAAAGTAGTTGTAGGTGTACTTGCTACCTGACCCTTTGTTG